TCGGAGATGTGTATATGATACAGGTTATTTAACAGACTGATAACCTGATTGGCATAGACTTGAATATAGCCTTGTTGCTTTTCAACCTCAAAAATATAAAAATCCTGCTCGCCATGCAGGTCATCAGCTGTCAAAAAGGTTTCCTCTTTCAGCAATTCCCACTTGGGATCCGATGTAGGAAAACGAAAGGTCAGTTGATAGGTATTGTTTCGTTCCTGAACGATTTCGTCATTGTAGGCCTCATTTAAAGGCGTATTGCCTTCAGTAAGATAAATCATAAGATATACCTCCAATTCGGTCGAACCGTGACCTTACGAACCGCACCAGTAAAGACCAGACCGTTATTACCAACTGCCAACTCAAAGAAGCCTCCACGCTTCCGTAAAGTATTTTGAACCGCTCCATCTGCATTGTAGATATTCTGTTTTTTATGTCTACAATCGATGGTCGCTTTTCGTCTAATGGTCAAGTGCATGGTTGTCCGCCCAATCGTCAATGAGATATCACCATCCCCTTCAATCTCAATCACAGGCTCACTATAGACAGAGCCTGGATTGTTGACATTACCGCTTGCGGTAAAGATAAGAGGAGCAACATTTTTCTGATAGCGGAAAGGTTGCATACTCAGCTTGATTTCTAATTTCCAGCCGTGCATACCTTGAGGTTTGTATTTTGCGCTTACAAAATCAGCATAAAATAAAGAGCCTAGCTGGTAGCTAAACTCTAGCGTATTATCATTTGGTTGGAATCTCTCAACGATTTTAGACGGGTCTACCGTCCTTGGAAGGTAAAATGCAAATGTTCGTTCATAACTCTCATAAGCACCGTCCAAGACACGGTAATTCCCGTTAACCCCAAATAGAGTAGCTGTTTCTGAAACTTTAGGTTTAGCAGCCTCTACCTCACCAAAGTCGGTCACAACACATTTAGGAATGGTTGAAGTATTGAAACCATTGATAATCATGTATTCCATTAAATTCCCTCCCTAGCATAAATTGCACCTTGACGTTGGTAGACGCTCATTGAAATTTTATCAGCGTCCAGGTAAGTATCTGACGGCTTTTCAAGGATAGCAGTAAGGATCTTCTCCATACTTGCTCTCAGAATCGCTATCTCAGACACGGTTTGACTGTCTTTTGCCTCAATCTGAGCGCTTGGCATAGCTAAGCTTGTTTCAAGTTTCTTGGCAATGGTCGGTGTTCCACTCAAACCAAAATCATCATTTGAAAATGCGTTTGAGATTTCGCCAGCCATTCCGCTGACGGATTTCTTAACATCTTTGAAACGGTCCTGCAACCCTCTATCCAAACCTTGCATAATCGCATTACCAGCTGGAATCAAGAGCTTGCGGTCATACTCAATCGGACCTTTGTGATCAGCAATCCAACCAGCAATACCGCCAACAAAGTCAGTAACTGCATTCCAAGCAGATTTCAAACCGTTAAGAAATCCATCAAGGATAGCCTTACCTGCCTCCCAAAGGTCGATGTTTTTGATTCCATCAAATATGCTTGTAACATTACTTACAAGGTCGCTTACCGCTTGCTTCATGCTATTCCAAGCATTTTGAGCGCCTTGTACAAGTCCATCAATCAGACTTAAGACCGTTGATTTCAATCCTTCCCAAGCACTGCTTGCGACAGATTTGATTGTGTTCCAGATATTAGATAATATCTGAGCAAATCCATCAAAGATAGCCTTACCTGCAGCAGACAACCCTTTCCAAATTGCCTCGCCGACACCTTTTATAGCATTCCAAGCAGTAGACCAATCGCCGTTTATTATTGCCATCACAGCGGTTATAATTCCGCTAATAACATCCATAGCCGTCTGAATAGCAATTTTAATCAATTCCCAAACCGTTGTTACAACCGTACAGATATTGTTCCAGGTTCCCTCAATAAAAGGAGCAAGAATATTCATTGCGGTTTCAATAATGGATTGGATAATCGGCATAACAGTCTGAATAACTGTCTGAATAGCAGTCCAGACAGTTGCGAATGTTTGTTGAATTAAAGCCTGATTTTCAGTCCACCACTGGGATATTCCGTCCCAAACGGATTTGATAAAATCGACAACAGCTTGGATAATCGGAGCAACAACAGCCATCATATTATTCCAGACGGTTGTAGCCGTTTCAACAATACCATTCCAAACTTCAGTTAGAGTTGGTGCGATGGATTGCCAAACTCCAGAAAACCAATCCATAAAGCCTTGCCATATTTGCCTTCCAGTCTCAGTTTGAGTGAAGAAATAAACCAAACCTGCAGTTAATGCAGCAATCGCTGCGATTGCAATTCCAATAGGATTGGCGCTCATGGCGGTAAACAGACCCGTGACTGCTGTTTTAATTGTCGTTAAGACAGCAGGTATTCCCGATAGCAATCCCGAGACTGCCGAAAATGCTTTAAATGCTAAAAATGCAGAACCAAGAGCGGTAACGATACCACCCATGATACTTCCTAAACCTTCGCCAAAGATTCCACTGAAAACACCCTTGATTCCTCCCAAAATAAGGGTAGGAATTTGTTTCAGAATATTTCCAATCATTGGAATTAGGTTTCCAAAAAGAAATGTTGATGTCGTTTCCATCAAAGCTTGTAATGCAGGTTGAATATCTTCACCCAAAGACAACTTTCCAAGTACGTTCTGAGCAGCTGCTTTCATCGATTCAAATGAACCTGTAAATGTGGTTGCTGCCTCTCTCGCTGTTGTACCAGTGATGTCCAAATTCTCTTGGATAGCGTGAATAGCGCTATAAACGTCTGACAAGTTGTTCATGTCATACTTAACACCTGTCAATTTTTCTGCGTCAGCCAAAAGCCGTTGCATTTCTTGTTTCGTACCACCATAACCCAATTTAAGGTTATCTAGCATTGTATAATTCTGCTTGGCAAAACCTTGATAAGCCAGTTGAATACTTTCCATAGATGTTCCCATCTTATTGGCATTATCTGACATATCAATCATGGCCATGTTAGCTGTTTCTGCTGCTTTATCTGTATCTCCACCAAGAGATTGCAATAAGCTTGCTGAGAAACCTGTAACATTTTCCATATAGGCATTGGCTGACAGACCTGTTGTCTTATAGGCCTCGTTTGCAAATCCTTTGACCTTATCAGCTGAGTCTTTAAATAAGGTTTCGACACCACCAAGCGATTGTTGAAGTGCTGCCCCTTCATTCAATGTAGCACTTAACGCTTTGCCAATTCCAGCTGCTGCAACAATCTTTTTGAAAGTTCCTACTAAATTTGAACCGAGGGATTGACCTGCACTCGTTCCTGCAGAGGCAACTTCACCACCCATTTCCTTTTGAATCATGCCACTAATACCATTAGCGGATGGAATGATTTGTACATAGGCTTTCCCTAGTTGTGTTGCCACTATTCCTCACCTCCTGTTTTTGCAAGCAAAGCCTTGCGATAGTTTTCAAAGTCCTCACCAGATTCAAAGACGAGATAATCCCTTTCGTCACTCTCTTCTTTGTGATTTTTTGTTAGCATTTCAGCAATTGATGCAGGACGATTGACACCCTTTTGTCCATCCTTAGTTTGCAACCACAAAGAAATTGAAAGTCTGTCTACGATATTTGCGAGTAAAGTAATTTCGAGAGGGACGATTTGGTCAGATATCATCTGCTTTATCCGCGAATCATCACGCAACCCATACGCAAAAACAGCCACCTGATTTAAAGGTAGCTGTTTGTAGTCGTATATCTGGTAGGTTTCCGCCAAGTCACAGACAAGGGCATCTTCGTCCAAATTGATCATCTGAGCAAGGACTAGGATTTTTTTAAGCCGTTAACGGATTCAAAAACACTCTTGATTTCATCTGCCATTTTATCATTTGGCACGATGCCATCTTCTTCTCTTAGATGGTCTTTAAAAGCCTTGGCTTGCTCATCTCCGAATAAAAGTTTTACAACTTTAGGAAAGACTTGACCTTGTCCTTCGTCAACTTCACCAATCAATTCCAACAATTCATAGTTATTTAAACGACGCTCAGAAATTTCGAATTTAAAACCTGACTTCGTTTCCCCTTTGAATGTTTTACTCATCTATTTTACGCTCCTTGAATGTATTCGTAGTGAGTGTTCTCACTATTGTCTGGTAATGCAGTGATCGTCAATTCATAGCCGATAGGTTCGCCGTCTTTATAGCTGATTTCGCCAATTTCACTCACCTTACCACGAGGAATCACAACACGTTTTGCATAGCCGTTTTTCAACAATGTATCAATAACCAAGCTATGTTCTGGCAATTCTTTACCGTTAGCTTTGACAGTGATACCTGTTTCAAGCGTTCCTGAAACGTTATCTGGCCCATACACTTCTTTCAAGACTTCAACGTTCAGACCTTCAATCAATTTGTATTTGAAGGTGTCTTTTTTTTCAGTTTGAGAAGACAAGACTGTTTGTCCGCCCCACGCTTTAACTACTTCGCTTTCTGGCGAGTTCTCATTGGTCACCCCATCTTCTGAAATGTAACCTAGCGTTTTAAATGCAGCATCCAATACTGCCTTGGCATTTAGTGGTAGATTTGTTCCAGTTGGTGCAGTAGATACTGCTCCTCCAATTTTAGGCTTAGCAGCCGTTACATTTGATGCTGATGCAGTCGTCATATTCTTTCCTCCTGTTGATTCTGCATTTGGTGTTCTTACTTCTGGTGCTTCTAATTCTGGCGCCAAAACTACACCTCCTTTTTAAAAATAATTGATGTCATATACCGCTTGATAGCGATATTGCTTCGTTTCTGTATCTGTAAAGTTGTAGTCACTATTGTGATGCACACCGCTAACTTCGTTGACTACGATGAGATTCTCAACTACTTTCTTGACTTTCCCATTTAACTCAGCAGCCTTTTGAAGTGATGGTGCATAACTTTGAAAAGCGAATGT